CTACTATCCCAAGTAGGCAATTGTGGAATGTTTTTATTAACATTAAATTTTACCACATACATGTGTCCAAATTTAGGAACATTTTTGTAGTTGTCACCTAGGTATAATTTTGTAGCGTGTTCATAGGTCTGCATCGTTGTGGTCGATGGACCATCTTGTATAATACTTGTAGGGAACTCGCGCCCGTATACGCCTATTTGTGGAGGAATTGTTGCCATAGTAATATTTAGTCTACAAAAAAGCCTGGGTTTTTAGGCCAGGCTTAGTCGGGGGTAGTTTTATATTATAGTGCGGAAACTTGAGCTGTTCTTGGAACGGCTGCTCCGAAACCAAGTAGGTTACCAGCAGCATCAGTTTGATATGCGTTATCAAAACAAATTGTTAGTTCAATCTCAAGAGGATCGTTCTTTGCATAATCTCCACCGCTGTATTGAGCACCTTTAATCCAGCAACCTTGTAGTTGGAATACTTCAAGTGTTTGTGGAGTAAATGCGCCATTACCACCGTCGAGGATTTCAATGGATGTAAAAAACTTATAATCTTGACCACTAAACGCACTAGATTGTTGATAGAAATCGAACTGTTTCTGTAACTGTTCACCAACTAAGTTTGATACAGCGTTATTAACATCGTCACGAACTTTTAGTTTGATATCACCAAATTTGTGTTTACCAGCAAGTTTTACTGTGCTGTTATAAACGTCTAATTTAATTTCGTCAAATTCTGGTTTCGGACGATCAACCATTATAACTTGTTTAGTTAATTCAGTTGACGCTGTTCCATTTGTACCGAACGATACCAAGGTAACGCGGAAGCGATATCCTAGTTTTGGCATTAGCAAGCCTTGGCCTTGGCCGGGGTTACCTGCTAACGGTACTGTAAAATTGTTTAAACTTGATAAACTTGCCATTTTATGCTCCTTATTCCTTGTTATTATTGTCCTGTTGAACTATTGTTCGATCCTGTTGCTTGTTTACCATAGTTGCCAGATGCAATAGCACCAGTGTTCAACAATCTCAAAGGAATGTAGATAAATTCTACGGATTTGACTGGCTCGATAGCAACGTCAACCCATAATTCGTTTTGATCAATTCTTGTAGGTGTGTTGTTGGTAGTATCACATACAACAACATAATCATATATTGCACGCTGAGCTACAAGCTCTAACAACAAGTTTTCAATACTTGATTTAATTTCGCTTCTTGTTTGACTATCATTAGGTTCAAACAAGAACGGTTTTGACAATACGTTTAATTGACGACGTAAGTAGCAAACTAAACGTGCTACATTAATACGGTTCAATGCTGTGCTAGATGCATCTCTAGTGTATTGACCCATTACTGTTAAACCAGCGCCTGGCAATGTAGCAATTGGGTTAATATGAACACCAGCTAATACATCACGTAGACCTTGATATAAACTTGTAGTTACAAAATTACCATTAGCATCAACATAACCAACGCTACTTGCATTTGTAATGCCGCCGCGGTTAGTACCAGCCGGAGCAAACCAAGGATAAGCAACATTGTCATTATTAATGATTGTGTTTAACAACATATGACTTGCAGGAACAACAACATTGTTACCTTTGTTATCGTTTGTATAACCACTTGGATAGTAAACAGCTAGATAGTTGTCTGCTGTTACTAAACCAGCATCACCGTCAACCGCTGCCTTGGCAGCATTGCTACCCCAATTTTGTAATGTTGTTGCATCACTAGCTAAACGCATTGGAGTATCTCCTAGCACCAATGCTAGTTGACCAATATCAGAATTTAATTCAACCATCTCTGGAATTAACTCTGTATAACCTGGAGTTGCAATCAAGTTATATTTCAATGTATCTGTGTCACGAACGCCTGTGCTTGTTTTTACTACTGCTTGTAGGGCCTGAACAACAACACTACGTTGAGCAAGACGTCCAAATTGACCTTGTCCTTTAGCATTGTTAGGACTTGCTGTTACCCAACGATCTAAGCAATAACTAGCCTCAGATTCATTGTTCGCATATGGATTTGTTCCATTGGCATTGAAGTAACCAGACATGTACATTTTAACATTGTTGCTACTACGACGAGTATTATATAAACGTGTTCCACGTGGATACAATAATGGGCTTGGAGCATCTGGGTCAATATAGTTGCTAGTTAACAATGTTGCAATTGGAGTTACTGTTTCCATTACAGTTGTACCTGTGTTACTCCAACGTGCATCAGCAAACACCCAACCATAAGGGCTTGTATGATCTGTAGTATCTTGCAATACCCAACCATTTGCACCAGTTCCAGCACTGGTATTGTAAACATAAATTACTTGACCAAAATTATCAGCAGCAGAGCTATTGATCCAAATGTCGCCAGTTACTAGAGAATTGCCACCACTTTGTGTTAATGGAGCACTAGCACTAATGATAGGACCATTAGGATCTGTACTAGGGAATTGATTCAAATAACCAACCCACGCTGTTCCATTGTTATATAAAATGTCAGCATCGCCTTGGTAATTGTTAAACCACATTGTACCGTCAGCTGGGGTTTCGCCAGGAGCGGTAGGTTGTGCAGTATAAGTCATTGGATACCAGTTACTAACTTCTAGTGCAAAACCATCAGCAGATGCCGCACGATATAGATTAGCAACATTGCCAATATTTGCAGCCGAGATACCTACTTGTGATAATGGGTTACCTGTAGGTGTATCGATCAATTCAATTTCGCCACCTAGTGCGTGATTGATTGTTAAGTTATTTGTACTTGCATTCCAAGTAGCGTAAACGTTAACAATACTGCTACTTGTGTTAATAGCGGCAGCAATTTGTTGACCTAGAGGATTGATACCACTACCTTGAACATGAATAGTATGTGAAGCACCCCAAGCACCACTACTTAGAGTTTCTCTCAAAGTGAATGTTGTACCAGGAACGCTAGTTACACCACTTACTACGGAAACAGTTGTAATTCCTGTGTTGTTACGAATCCATAATGAAAAATCAGCAGTATTAGTTTCATTTGTATCAGCGTTAACAAAAATTGAGTTCAATGGAATATTTGCGCCACCGCCTACACTATCCAATCCTTGAATAGCCTGTTGTTTGCTGCCGTACACTGGAGCATTTACGCTGGTCCAAACATCTTTGTTACCATTGAAATACTTCACATCCCAAGAAGCGCCGTTAGTCACTGGTGTTGTACAAACCCAAACGCTACCAGTTGCTGTGCTAGAATTAAACACAGGATAATTGTAATTAGGAGAAATAGTTAGCGATTTGCCACCATCGAATCCGTTAGTTACTGCGATCCAACCTAATGTTGAAGACTTGTAAAATAGTTTTGCAGTTGTAGGTGTACCGTTATTGGTGTTGCCAGGAATAACCATAGCATAAGAACCTACTGTACCATAAGATGACAAAGGAATGCCGTTTGATACATTAGCACTATTAGATTCATCAATAATGCTAGGAGTAATTAAACTGAAGCCGCCTTGTCCATAATTGGCAGAAGCATTCCATACGTTGATACCAAAGTTGCTATCAGCAGTGTCGACCCAAATAGAACCAGCCATTGGAGTTCCGGTAGGTTGATTATTAGATCCAACAATTTGTCCAAGATCAACATCAGCACGTACAACATACGCTTGGCTACTTACACCTAAAACACTGTAAGCAGATTGCAAACCGTATTCGTTAACTTCGCTTGCATTTACAGGAGTACCTGAAACTGTTTGGAAATATGGAGTGCCAAAGGTGCTTACTAAATCTTGTTGACTAGTGATTACCCAAATAACTCCTGCATTTTCTCTTAGTGTACCTGGGGCGATTCCTGTGCCGCTGGCATTTTGTTTATTTTCTTCAGTTGCTACGAAAATTAACGGAATGGTACCGGGCGCGGCGGGAGTATAAAAACTCTCGTCGATTACTGATACGCTTACGCCAGGTGATTGTAATGTTTGTGCCATCTTAAAAACTCCTTAGTGGATTTACTTTGTTTTATTTAGTGCCAAATTGAAAAAAATCCCGGTTAAATACCATGTAAAAAGGGCACAAAAAGGGCGGGCAAAATGAGAAATTTATGTAAAGAATGTAGATCCAGGCCTGTGGCCATTAACTATTATAAAGATGGTCAACCGTACTATAGGTCAAAATGTGACCATTGTGCTAAAGGAAGAAAAAAAGAAAGGCCATTATGGGCCTTGTACGGATATAAGAAAAAGTCAGTATGTGAAAAATGCAATTACACTTCTAAATATCCAGAGCAGTTTAATGTGTTTTATGTAGACGGTGACCTACATAATAATAGATTTACTAATCTAAAGACAGTATGCGCCAACTGTCAGCGCATACTGCATAAACAAGGTGTTAAGTGGAAGCAGGGAGATCTGCGTCCGGACCATTAATAATATTTTCCAACTGTGCGTAGAGATCGTCAATCGAAGAATTGTTAAAAACAGTAAAGTCTGTTGGATAGCCAACCCATGCAGTTTCGCTATCGTGAATCTTTAGTTTTTCCATCTTTGTTTTACTCAATGACCAGCTAGTATTGCCATCTGGGCCTCGGTTTACACTGGCAGCGGCTTCAAACCAAGCAGGGTCATCGCCTCGTTTGATACGAACAACAATGCCACCTGCATCATGAATGGCTTTAATTTCGTTAGGGAAACGCACATCACTGATAACAATGTTGTCAGTGGTTTTACGCATCTTGTTCTCTACACTGGCAATCCAAATATCATCATGAAATCCGTGACGACATACTTCGGTACCCCAATATTGTAATACCCAGCGAGGTGTTAATTCGGGCATGTCGAGTCTTTTAGCCCACCAAGGATCTACTTGTTCTCGCCATTCACGGGCTTCCTTCGTGCGACCTTCTAGTAGAACTCTGTCCCAACCGAATACTGCGGCTACGGCATCTTTAAGTGTGTTGGCAAAACTGTCTCGTCTAAATCCATGTGAATTTACTAAAAAGTCTGCGGCAGTATCTTTGCCAGAACCAATTAAACCTACAAAGCCAATAATCATACATATCTCCAGCGATATATAAGTTTATAACAGTTAGATTACAAATGTCAACAATTATTTTTAGCCAGTTACCCAAGTTAATGGAGTATCGCCTGTTTTGTAGTTAATTAGATCCATTTCTAATTGATCCATTTCGGCTTTACCTTCAGCTTTAAGTTGCGATCCATTTAATCCACTGCTACCTTGTGGTCCAGCAATAGCAGGGAATTTTTCACGAGCTTGACCCAACATTACCTTAGCATTGGCTAAGGAATAATCCTTTAACCACTGCCCTGCATAGACATCACTTAATAGGTTAAAATCTGGACGGTAATTGTACATCCAAACCAAAACTTGTTCTGGAGCAAAGGGACGTTGAGAAACTGTCAATGTATGGTTGGTAGAATTATAGCTAAAGTTAAGGTCGCTACCAAACATTTTACCCACTTGTTTTTGATATGAAGCAAATGCGTAGTAAGTTGCTAAACCGCCCATATTGGTACTGGCCAGCAGATAGGTGTTTGAATAAGCCAAGTTGAACGGCTCAAACAAACTTCCGCCATCACCGCCACCAGTTCTGCTACCAATACTACGTCTAAATAATTGACGAATACTGATAACTTCCTTGGGCATAATATACTCATTTTGATCAACCACTAGGTCTAAAAATCCATAACTTTCTTCAACAGCATTGCTACTACGCTGGCGATATTTGGCCAACGCACGATCGATGGCTTGATTATAATGGATAGGATCTAATTCCACATCAACCATTGATCCTCCAAGAAAGGCATATATATAGTCAACTACGTCTTGGCGGGATTGTTCGGTATCGGTCATAATAATATTTATATAAATATGTGCAGTTCGCGGGACGGGAATCCCCAACTACTCTAACGCTTATAGGAGCATCAGCAATGTATTTAACAAACAAGTATACCACTTGGTATTACAATATTATAACATCGGGCCAACAAAGGACAGAACTTACTGGATATTCAGAAAGGCATCATATTATACCAAAATCATTGGGTGGAGATAACTTAAAATCGAATATTGTTCGACTAACAGCCCGCGAACATTTCTTGTGTCATTGGTTATTAACAAAAATGGTGTATAAAGAACAACAAATAAAAATGGACAGGGCTTTTTGGAGAATGTTAATTAATGGGGCTGATTTTCAAAAAAGATATAAACCTAATTCCAGAACATATGAATCTTTAAGGAAGAAATATGGAACATTACGGAAAGGAATAATTACTTCAGAAACGATTAAGGAAAAAATTTCAAAAGCAAATAAAGGAAAAACCGCGTGGAATAAAGGTATTCCTAGAACTGCTGAAGAAAAATTATTAATATCTCATAGAAGAAAAGACACTGCGGCACTAATTGGTGCCTGGAATCAAGGAAAATCGCATTCTAGTGAAACATTATTTAAAATGACTGAACGAGCAAAAATGCGGACAAAATATACCTGCCCACATTGTGATAGAGAAATTGCGGGAACTAACTATTATAGATGGCACGGTGATAAATGTAAATTTAACAAGCCATAAATACAAGTATGCCAAGACTGTCACTATATAGACCCGAAAAGGGCAATGATTTCAAGTTCATAGACCGCGTTGTAAATGAACGCTTTCAAGTGGGCGGGACAGATGTTCTTATCCACAAGTATCTAGGACCAACAAGCCCTAACGCCACTGACGGAGTTACTCCAACTACTCCCGATAACAGTGCCAATCCTACTCCGGAGTTAGGAATACAGGACGTACTATTCATGGAAAATCGTGATAGAAACTATGAGCCCGACGTTTATGTTATCCGTGGTATCTACACTATGCAGGATTTAGATTTTAATCTAAGTCAGTTTGGTATGTTTTTAACCAACGACACGGTAATGATGCATCTACATTTAAGAACTCATGTAGAAGCATTAGGACGTAAAATCATGCCTGGCGATGTTATCGAATTGCCACATCTAAAAGACGAGTACGCATTGGATAATAATTTCGTGGCATTAAAAAGATTCTATGTTGTCCAAGATGTTAGCCGTCCTACCAGCGGATTCAGTGTTACTTGGTATCCACATTTAGTTCGTGCTAAGTGCGTTCCGTTGGTTGACAGTCAAGAATTTAGTCAAATACTTGGACAAGATAGTGGTAACGGTGATGGTAGTACATTACGAGATTTACTAAGCACCTACAATCAAAATATTCAAATTAATGATTCTATAGTAGAACAAGCCATGGCAGACGCTCCTGTTGCTGGATATGATACCAGCGCATTTTATATTATTCCTACAAAGGCATCAGGTTTGGTTGATATTGCAGATACTAGCGATACCTTAGACGATGCCAGTATTGACCAACAAGTTTTAGATGCCAGCATGGTGTTACATACTCCTAGTAAAGATTTGTATGTAGGATATCTATCAGGTAGCGGCATTCCACCTAATGGCGCACCTTTTGGTCAAGGTATCGTATTTCCTTACAAGCCAGCACAAGGCGCATTTTTCTTAAGAACAGATTATTTGCCCAACGCCCTTTATAGATT